TATAATTCTGTAGGGATTGCCATCACCAGACTTGCACAGAAAGTTGAACAAGTTATTGAAGGAAAGAACCCAACATTACTTAAACCAAGAATGTATTTTGACTGTAATCCACCTAACAAAAATCATTGGACTTATGCACTATTCATACAACACAGAGACCCTGAAACAAAGAATCCGATTGGTAACGAACAGGATTATGTTAATTTTCAAATTAATCCCACTGATAACAAAGAAAATCTATCATCTGGCTATTTGGATACGCTCAAAAATCTTAGTGCTAGGTTAAGAAAACGATTTCTTGAAGGCGAGTTTGCCGATGCCAATCCTAATCAGTTATTTAAAGAAGAAGATATTGACAAGTGGAGAGTGGAAGATGAGCGATTACCTGACTTTGTTCGTGTATTGGTCGGTGTCGATCCTAGTGGCTCTGGTGATACTGATAACGCTGATAATGATGCCATTGGTATTGTTGTTGGTGCTTTGGGAACTGATGGCAATGCGTATCTATTAGAAGATTGCACAATTAAAGCTGGACCGGCCACTTGGGGTAAGGTGGCTGCCTCTGCATTTGACAGACACAAGGCTGATCTTGTATTGGCTGAATCAAACTTTGGTGGTGCAATGGTCGAACAGGTTATTCAAACTGCAAGGCCTCGGACACCATACAAGGCAGTTAGTGCCTCTCGTGGTAAAGTAGTGCGAGCTGAACCCTTTTCTCTTCTTTACGAACAAGGTAAAATTAGGCATTGTGGAAGGTTTATTGAGCTAGAGGATGAGATGGCGGGATTTTCTACGCAGGGATATATTGGTAATGCTTCTCCAAACAGAATGGATGCGTGGATATGGGTATTGACTGAGTTGTTCCCTGGCATGGTTCGAGATCGAGCAGAAAAGAAATTAACAATACCAAAGAAACTTCCAATGCTTACTAGGAATGGTAACTATGGTGGATCGTGGATGTAAAGGATAATTTATGGCTGAAAAAGAAAAAGACATTATTGCTAGAGCTCAAGATAACTTTAAGAGTTGTTTAGATTGGGAAGCATTATCACGTCAACGATTTAAAGAAGATATGCGTTTCTTATTTGCTGACTCTGACAATCAAGATCAATGGGAGCCTTCAGTCAAAGCTCGTAGGCACATGGCCACTCAGCCCATGATTACAATTAATAAGGTTCACACTCACTGGTTAATGATTGTTAATCAGATGAAAGAGAATAAGCCATCAATTCAAGTCCATCCTACCAATGGTGAAGCATCATATGAAGCTGCCCAGATCTATGAAGGATTAATCAGACACATTGAATATAAGTCTAATGCTAAGGTGGCCTATGATATTGCCAGTGAGCAACAAGTCGGTGGCGGTATTGGTTATGTGCAAGTTATTACTAAATATGCGGATGATTCAACATTTGATCAAGAGATTTACATTAAAGAGATTCCAGATGCACTTTCAGTCTATCTAGATCCACACATTAAGAAGCGTGATGGCTCAGATGCCAAGTATGCTTTTATTTATGAGGATATGCCAAGGAAAGAGTTTGAGCGTAAATATCCTAATGTTAAAGTGCCAACAAGCAATGGTAATCAGCAATGGGTGACTAAAGACATTGTAAAGGTGGCCACATATTACGAAAAAGAAACTCGTAAAGAATGGCTTTACTCCATCACCAATGATGATGGTAGCGTTAAATTTATGCGTGAATCTGATATTACTGTTGAAGAAAGAAAGCTATTCAATGAGATTATTCGTACTGGTGGAGAAGGCATTGATCGCAGACGTATTGATAAGCACATCATTAGAAAATACTTAATTGGTGGTACTGAAGTGCTTGAGAAAGGTATTTGGCCTGGCACTTATATTCCAATTGCTAGACAAGTAGGTGAAGAAGTAATCATTGAACAAAGACTAGATCGCAAAGGCATTGTGCGTTACATGAAGGATGCACAAAGAGCATATAACTATAATGCTTCAGCTGCACTCGAATATGGAGCTCTGCAATCTAAATCTCCTTACCTTGCACCAGTCGAAGCAATTAATGGACTAGAGAATTACTGGGCTACTGCGAACACAGAAAATCATGCTTACTTGCCTTATAACTCTGCTGATGAGCAAGGAAATCCAGTTCCGACACCAAGTAAAGCTCCAGCACCAACTGGTGCAACTGTCTATACCGAAGGGATGGCTACTGCTAACATGGAAATGAGTATGGCCTCTGGTCAGTATGAACAGACCTTTGGACAACAATCTCAAGAGTTATCTGGTGTATCAATTGATAAGAGGATTAAACAGGGCAATAGAGCTACCTTCCACTTTCAAGATGCACAAGCTAATACTGTTCAATTTGTCGGCAAGATTATTATTGATTTGATTCCTAAGATTTATGATACAAAACGTATCGTCAGAATATTAGGTGAAGATGGCTCTGAAGATCAGATTATGGTTGATCCACAGGCACAACAAGCTATTGTTCAGAAAGAAGAAGAGGCTGATGCCAAGGTTAAAACTATCTTTAATCCGAATGTTGGTAAGTTTGATGTGGTGGCAGAGTGTGGCCCAAGTTATGACACGAAGAGAGCAGAAGCATTTGATTCGATGACAAAGTTATTAGTAGCACAGCCGGCATTATCACAAGTAATTGGTGATTTATACATGGGTGCAGCCGATTTCCCTGGTGCTGACAAATTGCAAGAACGTATGAGAAATTGGATTCCACAGAGTATTTTAGGCACTGGACCATCCGAGCAAGAACAACAAATGATGCAACAGTTACAATTATCACAACAAGCAATTCAAGAATTAACGCAGCAATTAAATGAGAAACAATCTCTCATTGCTATTGAGAAACAACGTGCTGACATCGATGCCTTGAATCACATTGCAATTCGATACGAAGATGAGCGTCAAGATAGTATTGCAGCCTTTAAAGCAGAAACTGAAAGATTGAAAGTAATCTTGGCCAACATGAAGCCAGAGCAAATGAATGCTATTGCTCAAAAGACTTATCAAGAAATAGAAGTACAGCAACCCCCAGCAGTCGAATACGATCAGACAAAATTTGATCCATCACAATTGATTCACGATTATTTACCAAATATTCAAGAACCAAATCAGCAACAAGAAATGCAACAAATGGAATCTCCACAACAACAACCGCAAATACAACCTGAAGGAATTTAACAATGGATGAGCAATCTACAACGCAAATAGATAGCGAATTACCTCAAGAAATAGTTACTGAAGAACCCAAACAAGAAGCAAAACAAGAAAATTCTTATAACGAACTGCCGGATTGGGCTCGTAGAAGAATGGGTGAGCTGGCTGCCGAAAAGAACGCAGCCAAGCAGAAACTAGAGGAAATGCAGTCTAAGCAACAATATCAACCTCAGCAAGAACAAACGTATTCTCCACAAGAGAATATTCAAGAATTAGCAATGACATATGCTAAACAAATTGCAGCCCAACAAGTTCAAGAGCAATCATTTGTTAATAAAATGACTGAGATTGAAAAGAATGCAAAAGAAGAGTTTGGTGATGTATACGACAAGTCGGTAACGAATCTTCAATTGGCTGGTGTTGGTGGCCAAGATTTCCTCCAGGCTTTAGCTGCAATTCCAGCTCCTGAGAAAGTAATTACCTTCCTTGGCAAGTCTGAGAATATTAACGAAGCAATTAGGATCGCGAATCTAAGTCCAATGCAAATGGGAGTCGAATTGACTAAATTATCATCAAAGGCCACAAAAGAATTAGGCAAACAGAAATCCAATGCACCAGCTCCAGTAGGGGATGTGGATGGCGGATCTAGCCGATCAAGTGGTGGAGCAGAGCCAAGCCCTTCAGATACTCAAGCATGGATTAAGTGGAGATCTGAGAACGCAAGAAGAAGAAGATAATCTATTACCCCTTATTGTTGATAATTTTAATAATAGGGGGTAAAATGTTTTCATAGGCCAAAATGAGCCGATAATCATTGTAATGGGCGTAAATATTTCTCTTTAGCCAAGACGAAAAGTAAGTATTTTTTATTATTTTTTTCCTTAATTTATGGAGATTTATTCATGACTACAAATTCATTATTAACGATTGACCAGATCACCAATGAAGCGGTGCGTCTGTTTACTCAAACCAATGCTTTCCTCAGAACAGTTTCACGTCAATATGATGATCAATTCGCTCGATCCGGAGCAAAAATTGGAAGCACACTCCGTGTAAGACTTCCAAACGATTACACAGTGACAACTGGTCCTTCTATTACTCCTCAAGGCACTAATGAGCAGAATACAACCCTAACAGTCGCAACTCAAGCAAACGTGCCTATCTCTTTTGGTACTGCTGAAAAGACTATGCAGCTCGATGATTTCTCTGAGCGTGTTTTAGCTCCAGCTGTAAATCGTTTGGCTGCTTATGTTGCTGCTGACTTGATGAACGTAGTTAATTCTTCAAGCAATATGATCGCAAACTTATCTGGCACAACTATTAACAGCCCACAAGCTGCTCAATGGTTACAGGCTGGTGCAGCTCTCGATCAGAACTTATGTCCTCGTATGGATCGTAAGATTATTCTTGATCCAGTTACCCAGTCTAGAACTATCAGCTCATTGGCTGGTTTGTTCAACCCACAGGTAAAGATTGCTGATCAGTATGAAACAGGCATTATCAGTCGTGATACTTTAGGCTTTGATTGGATGTACGATCAGACTACTTTAGTTCACACAACTGGTACATTCTCTGCTGGCGGTACTGTCAATGGTGCATCACAAACTGGTAGCACTTTAACAGTAAACGCAATTACAGGTACTTTCACTAAGGGTGACATCATCACTATCGCTGGTGTATATGCAATTAACAGATTAACTGGTGCTTCACAAGGTCAGTTACGTCAGTTCGTTGTTACTGCCAACGTAGCTACTGGTGCAACAAGCATTCCAATTTATCCAGCAATTATTGCAGCTCCAGCAGCATTCAATACTGTAACTGCATCACCAGCAAACTCAGCTGTAGTTAGCTTAGTAATGCCGGCTGGTTCACAGTATCGCCAAAACTTGGCTTACTTCCCAGAAGCATTTACTTTGGCTTGTGCTGACTTAGAAATGCCGACAGCTGGTGTGGTACAGGCTGCAAGAGCACAGTTTGATGGAATCTCTTTAAGAATGATTGAGGCCTATGACGTAATGTCAGATAGCTTGATTACTCGTATGGATATTCTTTATGGTTATGCAGCAATCAAACCTGAGTGGGCTTGCGTAGTAGCTGACGTAGTTTAATTTGCGTTGTAGTTGTATTTAATGGGCTTCCCAAAAGGGAGTCCATTATTTAATATTTAAGGATAGATATGAGTCAGCCATTGCCAACCACTCCGAGGGACATTGTTAATTTAGCTCTCAAGACTGCAAACGTGGTGGGTGTAGGTCAATCATCTTTGCCTGAAGATATTAACGATTGTTTCAATATGCTGAATATGATGATTGCCCAGTGGCAACGCAGAAGGTATATGGTTTACAACTTAAAGACTGTTAGCATCACTGCAACTGGTGCAACATCTTACACAATTGG